GTAGAGTCACCCATCCACGCTCCCATTTGATTATAATAAAAAAACTCTTCTGCCTCGGATCTGTTCATGTCTTGGGATTCCAGTTTACAAAGAACTTTTTCTTTATCATAGCAGAGGATCGGCCATTCACCAGCCCTCTCTACTACCCCGACAATACAGTCATCGTAGCCATCCATTTTTATTAATTTTTTATTCATTGGTTGTTGATTTATCCTTAAAAATTCCTTTGTGAACGTTACCAATAACCTCAAATAAATGAGCGTTTCCGAAAGGGTGTCTAATATCGCTTACAACAACCCCATTTTTTTGATCTGACCAAACGCCATCTGATTCAGAGGTTTGTAAAATATCCCCCTCATAAATCTCCTTACCGTTTTTATCTTTAAGACCAGTGTATTGTTCAAGAATATAATCTTCTCTGCTCTCAAGATTATGAAAACATTCACTAACATCACCAAGTTCTCCGCTATCAAGATACAAACAAAGGTCTTCCATGTATCTTTTAGCGTTATTGTGCCACGCTCTAAATTTAATTTCTCTATTCATCATATTATTGGTGGTGCAGTGAGATTCGAACTCACACGTTGACAAGCTTTATATCGCCCCGTCTCTACATTGGACTATGCACCCTCTTCTATTTATTGATTAAAACAATTAATGAGTAATATTAGCATCGCGATCAGTGAGACAAACAGCCATATAGATTCAGTATTCATTATTCACCTCCTTCATTTGGGAATACTTCTTTTTCTGATCCGTCTTGGAGCATAGCTAGCACCTTACCTTTGCACTGAATAGCATTTTGTTTTGCCATATCTAAGCAATTGATGGAGGGATTCACTTTCTCAAGGTCAGTTGAATACCCGCCCATCCAATCGCCCTTACGACTGTAAACATTGTATGTTTTGACTTCAGACATTATGCTTCTAGCTTGATGTCAATCTTTGAGGCTTCCTCTGTAGGAGCTTCGCTACTGGTAACTACTGCGGTAGGAGCAGAGTCAATAACAACATTTAATTTCTCCAGCCAAACTCTTGATACAGGGATTGTCTGCTTTCTACCAAACAAGTCGTTCAGTTGCTCTAGGTTGATGTTCACAAATGATGTGCCACCTTTGGGTCTTCCACGTTTTGCCATTTTATTAGTTGGTTTGTTTTTCTATTTAGGAGATTAGTATCCGCACTTCGAAACGACTGCACTAGCTTCTCTGGAGAGAACCTCAAGAGTATCGTCATAGTCAATCACCTCTGCCTCTTTGAGAGCTTTTTCCAAGCCACCAATGAGTTCCCAAAGGTTCTCTGCTTCGATCTTGTTGCCGTTGACTGCGATGTCGATCTTAGTAAAGTCAATGTCCAGTTCGTCGTTCATGGTCATATAATAGTAGGTTTTATCTTAGGGTCAAGTTTTTTTTCATTAAATTGTTTGAGCAAATGCCATTCCCTGTCTGGTAAGTTTTCTCTTGACATCTATCTCTAGCAAGTTCTTCCTCACCAGAATCTGCTCATAGTCTCTCTGGATAGCTTGCTTCTGATAGCCAGTCACAGAGCAGAGTCCATTGAGTGTCATTGCTCCCCTGTCCCTCAGAGTCTTCACGATTTGAATCTCAGAGTTTGATAAGCCCATTGGATTGATTCCCATAGCAGTGCAGAACTCAGACCAGACAGTCTTTGTGAATACTTTCAGTTTGGTAGCGGAGGCATACGTCTGAGCGTCCTGAGCTTTGACTACAGCGTCCCTTGGGTTTCCTCTCAATACAGAAACGATCTCCTGCTTCGTTGCAGGATCAATCTGTACATTTTTTTCTAGATTAGATTCAAAGATTTTGTAAAGTTCTTCCCCAGAGTAATCTTCAAAAGAAATATCTCTAAGTCGATCTCTAAGTGGCTCACAAAGCTTTTCTTGATTTGTTGTCGCCATGCAAAGTGAAAGCTTCGAAAAATCAAATGTGAAAGTTCCCTCTTCTGTAGTAACAGTCCTAACTGGATTTTTGTCCACATTCAGTGCTGTCAAGAAAATTTCCTGCAAGTCCTTGGGGATGTTGTGTCCCTCATCAATAAAAAGAAAAGCACTATGCTCAACCCACAATGGGTAAACCTGCTCAAAGAACGCACGAGCGTTTCTGATTGTCTTGCCGTTAATCTCAAGCATTGGAGGACGAGTGCCATCTGGACGCTCAAGAGCCTCGCGAAACTTACGAGCAAAGAAGGTTTTACCTCCACCCTTCTGGGTAGTGAGGTTGATAAACGGCAAACGGTTTGTTGCCTTATAAGAGTCAATGAACACACTCAAAGTGCGCTTGACTGACTCTTGCCCAATTGCTTCTTTGAATAGCTTGTTGATTTCCATGCCCAGAGAATATCAGAATTCTCAGGCGGGTCAACACCTTTTTGATTAAAAAATCACTTTTTTCTTAACTCGTTGTGTTTTAGCACCCAAGGAATTACTAAATTTTCTACACATCGAACATACGCTTCCTCATCATTATTCTCCATAAACGCTATACCTGTCATCTCAAAAATCAAATGAGTAACTTCGTGAACCAGTGTCCACCAATGCTGCTCTGGGTCTTTTAAGCATTTTTTATTCAATTTAATTAGCTTATCATCCATAAAACATTCCCCCCAGTCCTCCATTTCCTCGTAAATAATTTTTATTTTTGTATTTAGAACCTCGACTGAAGAAAGTCTTTTCATCTTAAATAATTACACTTTGATCTTGACTAAGGTCGGAAAACATTGAGAATATTATTGATGACCTCAGAAGAAAAATTAAAAGCGTTAGACCAAGCTAAAGAGAAAATGCTCAAATTAAAAGAAGCTCAGAAAGACCTTTACCAAGAAACTAAACAAAAATTAGGATTAAGCGAGAAGTATGATCGTGATCTTTGGGATTTTCTAGTGATTGGATTACGATTTGCTAGACATGAGATCGAAGTAGCCTTGCACACAAATGAGGGAAAAGATGCTTGACTTTAATTTTTAAGTGTTTAAATTAGCCCAGACATGAATATATTCTGTTTAGACAAAGACCCCGAAATTGCTGCTCGCCAGCATTGCGACAAACATTGTGTCAAGATGATTCTTGAATGCAATCAACTTCTCTGCACTACATTCTGGATGCAGGATCTTGAAGCTCCATATAAGAAGACTCATTACAATCATCCCTCTGCAATCTGGGCTAGAGAGTCCCGTGGTAACTTTGAGTGGCTTGTCCAGCATACAGCAGCTTTACTTAACGAATATACTAAAAGGTATGGCAAGCGTCACAAAAGCACAGATACTTTTATTTGGATTCTGGAGAACAAACATCGCTTAAACTTCGACAGAAAAGAGCAAACAGAATTTGCTGTAGCGATTGCTCAAGACCAGAGATGCAGACAACTACCAAACTTCGAAACTCTTTCTGTTGTCGAAAAGTATCGCGAGTATTATAATCACGACAAATCTTATATGGCGAAATGGCAATACAGCGAAAAGCCAAAGTGGTATACCGTAAAATAAAAAATACTTTAATTTATGAGAGAGAAATTTGAAAACTGTTTGATAATAATCGGATCAATTGTAGTCGGAGTACCCCTTGGGGTTGTAGTTGGCTTGATTTGCTGGTTTAAATTCCCATTCCAAATATATTGGGCTGCAAGAGCTAACTTAGCTTTACAAAGAATAGATAGAGCCAAGACACAAATAAAAGAATATCAAAATGAAGATATCTGGGAAAACCACATCAAAAAAATGGAAGAAAAAAAATCTTATGACAACTGAAGAACTACTAGAACTGCATGAAGAAACCTGCGAAACTTGCAGGAGGATCATGAGACAAAAAAATAGCGATTACACTGGTGGAGAAAAATCTACAGACCCCTTCGCTAATTTTAATGCTGCATCTGTACTTGGAATTGATCCAGTGCAAGGCTTACTGCTTAGAGTAATTGATAAGATCCAAAGGATTAGGTCTTTCACAAATGACAAGGAGTTGAAAGTTTCAAATGAGAGTGTTGAAGATGCTTGCGATGATATCGTAAATTACGCGATATTAGCTAAAGCGATGCTTATGGAACAAAGATCTGAACTTAAAAAAACAGATGATTGAAGTAAAAGTTACCCCAGAAATATGGGAAGAAGCTAAGAGGAGAACTTCAGAAGCTGCTGAAAGATTTGGAGACAGAGGAACTCATAGGCTTAACAGTGATCGGCAAAAAACTACAGGCTATTTAGCTGAAGTATGCATTAACCATGAATTTCCTAACATTAAATACAGCGACGATTTAAATGTTGATTTTCATTTTAATTCAATGTCTCTGGACGCTAAGTCCCAAGGTTGCAACTCAAAGCCTTTAGGTTATTATAGTGCTACTCTATATGAGGAGCAGAAGAAGAGGTCAGCTGATTATTATATTTTCAATAGAGTCAAAAATGATTTCAGCAAAGTTTGGATTTGCGGAGTAATCTCTAAAGAAAGGTTTTTCCAAATAGCTAAACTAAAGAAAGCTGGAACAAAAACTAATAATTTTACCTATGATCAGTCTAGGTATGAGATTGAATATAAAGATTTAGATAATCTTCAAAGTTTTGTGAGCCACTATTCACATAAAAAAAATAGCCAAAGTTTACTATGAACGATGTAAAAGAAAAAAATAAAATGGGGAGACCTCTCAATAGAGGGCTTCAGAAGGTAGAACTAAAAGACTTATTAGATAAGTTTAAAACTTCTATGGAGATTCCTATTCCATACACCTTCGCAAGACAATTTGGTCTTCTACCAGAAGACTTAAATAAAGAGCGAGAAATTAAGTAAAAACGATTAAAAATTCGCCACTCACAAACCCACCCCTACGGGAGTGGGTTTTTTGTGTAATATAAGATATGCCTTCTGTAACAAGAGTTCATTCTCATGAGAGCCAAGTCTATATTGATAGCACTTTAATTAGGGGCGTTCAGTCTTTTAATTATCAGAACCCCAAAAATGTTCAAGAGCTAAGGAAACTTGGGTCTTACAAACAAGAAAATTATATTTTAACAGCAGATCAGCCTGTTGATACATCTATAGAATTTATCGTCAATGATCATGTTTTAAGCAGAACTGGTAACTACTTGAAGTTTTTAAGCTCAAATGAGTCCACATTAAAGTTGAAGGACGCTACTGCTGAAACCACTTTCAATAAAGCAAACCTCACAAACTTTTCTTTGGACTTTAATGTCGGAGAATTTGCCGTGGGCAACTATGGATATCAGTGTGATTCCTTATCTGTAAATGAGTCAGAGTCATATGAAGATGCCGATATAGATTCTTCGAAAATAAATATTTTTAGACCGCAAAATATAACTCTAACCACAACCCTAACTGAAGGACTAAACTCTACAGATTATCCAATCCAATCTGCCTCTATTTCTGTAGGGATAGATAGAAGACCCACAATCAGAGTCGGAGAACGAGGAGCGAGAAGAAGATATCCTGTATTACCAGCACAAGGATCTTTAAATATATCTATTCTTAAAAATAAAGTTGAAGAGACTTTAGACTTGTCAAGCTTGGTTGCTAAAAAAGGAAACTTTACATTTGTAATGTCAGAAACTGCTTTGGGATCTGCTTCTACAAACCCAAATTTAAATATAAAAGTTCACAATTGTTTTTTAACTTCTGTAAACCATTCTCATTCTTTAGACGATAATGCATCATTAGAATTTTCTTATTCATTTCCGATTTCAAATGATGCCATCGAATATTATTTTTCGTAAGAAAATTTAGCAACCCCTTATTTGGCAAAATCCCGCTTAAACTTGGGACTTTTTGGTGTATATACAAATATGCCATTGCCAATGCCAAATAATGGAGAAAAAAGGTCTAAATTTGTTAGTCGCTGCATTGTAGACCTTGCAGATAAAAAAGAATTCCAAGATGACAAGCAAAGAGCTGCCGTTTGTTATTCTCAATTTGAAAAAGCCGAAAGTAAAGCATCTGTGGTAATTAGCGATCCAATAAATAAAGAAGATTCCATCTTATTCTTTTCTAAAGCATCTCCTGATGTAAAAAAACATTACTTCAAAACAAAAGAAGAAGCAATGAAGGACGCTGAAAAAATGGGATTAAAGGGTATTCACACTCATACAACAGAAGATGGAGAGACTTTGTATATGGCTGGTCCAGATCACAAGGCTTTTATGAAGCGTCATGACGAGATCCTAAAAGAAAAGGAAAAGTCTGACAGTAGCCTGTGGGAAAACATCAGGAAAAAGAAAGAGCGAATCAAAAGAGGCTCTGGTGAAAAAATGAGGAAGAAAGGCGACAAAGGTGCGCCTACCTCTGAACAACTCGAAAAAGCTAAAGGCCAAAAGAACGACTAGAAAGCCTGTCTTTTCAAAGTTTTAAAGATGTCATACAAGCATTGATCCTGCTTGGTAGCCTCCCTAACTTTATTTTTAATCTCAAATGAGTGCGAAGTGTGAGCTATATCACGCTTAATTACCCAACCTCCCTCAATAAAGTAGTCTGAGTCCCAATTAAATACCTCTGAAATATAATCAAGAGTAATTAAATGCCTTTGACCTTCAGAGATCTCAATCTCTACTGTTTGTTTCCCTGTTATCTTCATGGGTATTATTTACACTAATAACATCCTCGTTTAAATTAATTTTATTTTTAGCCTCAAGCCACTGTCGCTGGTTTAACCTTCTACCGCCTAAGTAATATACCTGCTTCCCATTTTTAGTTGTT